GAACGGAATGAAGCTGATCGTTGAAGATGTTATTTCTAGCAAAGGCTGTAAGAACCTCACCAGAGAACACTTTCAGAAACAGAGCTTCGTAGTCTGTTCCACTATTATTTACCAGACCAAGGCGTGAAACTGTGGCGTTAGCCATAATTTAAACTCCTTTGGATTGATTAATAAACTTGAGAAACTAACTTGCTTCTGTCCTTTCTCTTAAGTGTTATCTGACGCATCAGGCACTGTTGATATTAAGATTAAAGATAAGTAGTTATTTAAAATATAACACCTTTATGCAATCTTTAAACTACTACTATTCTTTTTATCTTTAACGACCAGTATTAAATACATCACTACCACCTAAACGTCTTTGAACATCTTCGGTGTATGTAACATCTTTACCATAGCGTGGATCAGACATAGCAGTAACTACTTCTGCTGTTGATCTATATGGTGTAGGTCCACTTTGAGAAGCACGACCTGATACTAAGTTTGGTTCAACACCCATAGCGTTATTGTATTGTGAATAAAGACCTTGTACTGCCAGTTTAATAGCAGTTGCATTTGCTGTCTCGGTTAAAGAATTAAACTCTTTAACTTCATTGGCAGGTAAATTTTCTATAGCCCATGAAACCATCTTACTGTAGGTTTCATCACCACCGATAGAATCTTTGATTGATTGTATTTGAGTAGTTGCTATATCTTTACTATTAGCATTAGAGGTTCCTTTCAATCCATCAAGGTAAGTGTCGATTACCTGTTTAGAGAAACCTGCTTTTTCTAACTTGGAATAATCATCATTATTAATTTCACCAGTTTCTGTAAACCTGTTAGAAATTTCCTGTGGATCAATACCCACTTCTTCTAATACATTTGCAAGACCATCACCATAAAATTCTTTTGCATTAAATTCTGGCTCAGTAGTCTCTGTTTCTTCTTCTGCCTTTGGTTTATCGTCTTGCGGTGTCTGTCCTAACTTACCTTCCAGTTCTTTATAACTGGCAGCAAGATCTTCTACTGATTTAAACTTACCTAAGATAAGACCATTCTCATCAGTTTCATTTTTAGCAAGAGTTTCTAAATCTTGTTGAGACATTGGTGGTGTCTCTGTGACATTTACCTGGGATGAAGTCATAAAAATTCGTTAACTATAAGTAAGTGTACGTCCATTTTTGGTTTGCACCACCTTTGGCTCTGTAGTCTTAGGCTCATCATTAACACCTAGCTTACTGACAACAGCCTTTGCTGTATCTGTTTCTGGTGTTTCTGGTGTTGATTTAGGCTTCTTGGTTGGCATTAGTTTCCTCCGTTACTTGTTGTGCTTGAGCATTGTTTTTAGGATCTAATAAAGGAGATCCCAAAGCAGCAGGTCCGAGATGCTGGATAAGTTGCTGCTGTTGCATAGCTTGCATCTCAGCCTGTATCTCTTCCTGTGTCTTCACTAGATTAGCAGTATCTATTCCAATTGAGTTTGCTAGTCGTTTTATCGCTTCATCCATATTTACGAAACGTTGCATCACCTCTGGACCTAAAGCTTGAGCTACTGTACCGATAAACTCAATAAGCTTATTACGATCATTACCTCTACCAAGACCCTGAACACCAGTAACAATCTTAGGTTTCACTAATTTCTCTGGTAGCTTAGGTGCTTTACCTGATCGGACAAGCATGTGCATCCTACGTTTTAAATATGGTAATTGAAACTCCTGTGTCAGGATGCTGTAAATACCACCAAGGCTGTTCTCCAATTCATTAGCCATCATGGTAACTTCTGCTGCTGTTACTCTTTCTGCATCTCTTTGAACAGAACGTGCCATAAGAAAAGCATATTCAAGTCTTGATTCAATACGCTGTATAGCGGAGAAAGATACTTGGAAGTCTGCACCCTTGTTGACTTGCATAACAGATATATCTGCTGCACTACCTTCTCTTATTGCACCATTAGGAGCCTTGGCTAAAGTTGCTGCTCTGGTTACACCATTAGGATTTACAAGAAATAAAGTCTTAGCTGATGCTGCTGCACCTTCTATGATTGCCTGCATCAAAGCTTCTAAACTTATCAAGTCTCCTCTGTATTCTTCTACATAACCTCTTCCATAATCTTCACCATCAATACGAACAAACCTTAAAGTTATCCAAGGTGATACATTTATTTTTGATCTACCATCAGTACCTGGTATCTTTTCCCCCTTACATTCCTGATACCACATGAAGTCATCATTAACTCTCTTAACGTATGTGTATATATCAAGGTCGCCCTCCATTGTTTTTTCATCATAGTTTTCTTTCTTTTTAATCTGTTCTAAAAACTCTGGTGAAAGGGCTTTAGGGTTTACTGATTCCTGTGTAATGATTTCTAATACATTACCAACAGCATCACGCTTACATACAAACTTTGATAGTGGATAAACCTTAAGTCCATCATCTGTTAGATAGAGAAGAACATTACCACCAACAATGAGATGCTTGAGTGCTTCAAACATTGCCACCCTGTCATTAGATATTTCTATCTCATTCATCAAGGCTGTTTCTATTGTTCGTAAACCTTTATCTATTTCTGTTTCTAAACCTTCCTGTCCTTCTTTAATAAGTTCAAGACTATCAATACTTAATTTAAAGAAAGCAGTTGATGGTGGTAGCAATGCAAATAAAAGTTTAGATGCAAGACTGTTCACACCTCTAGCACCTACTGCTTGAAAGGGGGTTTTTATCTTTGCTCTTGTACCTGTTGTACTCTCAGGTATAAGACTAGGAATTGTTAGTTTTGATGATTCTTTTGCTTCTCTATCGAAAGTAGATCTTGCACTTTGTAGTTGTGCATATCTACCAGCAGCAGTTTGTCCTTGTGTTGAATACTCCATTTTATACAGGGTAGTTTAAATTCCCAGATTGAACACCAGGGTTAAGAGGGATCTGTAGTGATCTTGTACCTAAACGTCTACCCATTCTGGTACTAGCTACTTTTTTCTTTTTCCTGTCAGGTTGTGTTCTCTTATCACCAATAACAACCTTATCAGCAGTATCTTCTATAGCTGAATCTCTTGGTTCTGGCTTTGGTAAAGGTGGTGGTTTAGGTGTAGAGAAAACACACATGATTAATTCTCCAAGACTGTGTTAGTAAGCATGGTATCTTTTTGTCTTGCCTGTTGTTCAATCAAGTAATCAACAACATATCGTTGCCCTGCTTTAAACCATATCTCTCTATCAGATAAAGACAAGTCAGGATGGCGATGTGGAAAGGTTTGATCTAAGGCAAAGATCAATTCATCTGTAATAACTGGAAGCTTTTCAGATGGCATGATTAGTAAGATTTATATGTATTGTAGTTCACTTTTGATAATAAAGTATAGCAGCTTTAAATTTATGTGATAAGGTGGTTACAAGTAGCAGACCCATTATCGTGTCATTAACTTGACCTCCGCTCTGTTGGACAGATCTGTTGCTTTAACAAACACGTAAATACCAACAGCCCATGCTACTGCGTTGTTGGTGTTTTTTTATGGAGTCCAGAGAGATACTTTTCCTGTGTCGTAATCAAAGTCTCCATCTCTTAAGATTCTTGCCAGTTGTGCGTTAAGTAAAGCATCAGCAAAGTTATATTTCTTTTTCTCATACGCAGCTACTACCTTCTCCCACATCTGTTCAAGTGTCTTAGCTTCACCAAGTATCTTTTCTGCTGTTACTGGTCCTACTTTATCTATTCCAAAATAGTTATCAGTAGAGTCACCTGTAAGAGCCTGTATCATCCAATGTCTGTTAGCTTTACGTCTGGTTATAAGTTCCATATCATCACCTGCTAACAATGTGCAGGGTACAGATCTCATGTCCTTATCAACTGAGACAACAATAGGATCAGGATATTTTTTACTGGTTGCAAGTATTGCCATAACATCGTCACCTTCCAACCCTTCATAGCTTTCAGATTGATACCTTTCTCTAGTCTGTTCAATGATCTTTGATAGACCTAATGGTTTTCTTTTATGTTTTCTATTAGCTTTATATTCTGGGTAGATGGTATGTCTAAAGGTTGGATACTGAGTGAAACACATAACAACATCTTCTTTGTCTTCTGCTATGGCTTGATAGTGTGCAGTTCTGCCATCAATCATTTCATGTATATCTCTTTCATCAGCATGTAATGTATGTAAGTCTTCATTCCATCTAACATCCTGTTCACATGCACAGCATGAAGAATAGATAAGCCAATCAGCATCAATTAATAAAGTCATCAGTCTCCAAAGTAAGTGTCCAAAGGAAGAACTAGCCTTCCTGTTTTATCGTCATACAATAGTTTGTCTATCTCACCTGTCATTCCTGTATGTCTATTCTTCAATACTCTCAGTTGTAGTTCTGCTCTTTCAGCTACATCCCCCTGTTGGTTTCTTTCACAGGCTACGACTAAATCGCTCAACTGAGCTATGCTATGGCTCGATCTCAAATGGTTCAGAGAAACCTTATTCCCCTCCTCATGTCCTTTACCCTCTGGTCTACGCAGATGAGAAACAATGATTAAACCTATACCAGTAGATTCAACCACCTGTCTGAGCTTGGTACAGACTACATCCAACGCTCTTCTTTCATCTAAGTCAGAGATTCCTGACACAACTATTGTTAGATGATCAAGTATTACTACATCCACACCTTCTGCTGTAGCTAGATACTGTATCTGTTCGACTAATCTATCAGGATCAATAGAACCAAAGTGATCATATAAGAATAGTTTTCCTGTACCAAACAACTTATCAAACGACTGCTTTAAACTGTCATGTTCAATATCATCTTCAAGGTGCAGAGGTTTGTTTACCTCAACGCCAAGGATTCCCTGCATAGTTCTCTGTACTGATTCTTCCAAAGCTATATATCCAACTGTCAGGTCATTCTTTATGAAATGATGAGCCAGTTCTCTACAGATAGTTGATTTACCAGTACCACTACCAGCAGCTATACATACCATCTGCTGCTTATGAAATCCTCTTGTAAAGTTATCAAGTTGTGGAAAGGGAAAAGGACAGATACTGTTAGTACCTTTCTTTGTTAGTTCTTCCCAGAGGTTAGAGGCGTTAAGTATTCCATCTGGTCTAACAGGTGTTGCCCTGAATAAGAGATCTCTAAGTTCTTCCCCCTCTCCTGCGAGGAGCATTTCATTAGCGTCTTTTCTAGGGAGTCTACATATAGCTGCCTTGCCAGCAGGTAAGATTTTAATTGCTTTTTCGGCAGCAACCATACCAGGTTCGTCACTATCGAAACACAGAACTATGCGTACAAATTGAGATAACCATTTTAAATTTGCTGCTATATATTTATTAGCCGACTGTGAACCAGAAGGCAAACTTACCACAGGAAACTTGTTACCTTGAGCCTGTGATACAGACATACAATCTATCTCACCTTCTGTAATTGTTACAAACATATTTCCTGTATTGTGTTGTCTCCATAGTCTCTGACCCCATAGTTGTAAGTTGTTTACATCACCTAGCCATATAAATCTTTTATTCTGATAGCGTATGTGTTGTGCAGATTGTCTTCCTAAATTATCTTCATAGGTTGCCACCTGCACAGGTACATTATTATGTTCTGTGATTCCATAATTAAATAGTTCACAAGTCTCTTGAGTAATTCCACGTTTTGGTAATGCCTTTGGCATAACAAATTTCAGTAATGGTTTCTTCACAGTTTTTATAAAAGATTTTCGTGGTTTTTCTCTTGGTGGTTGATAGGTATAGCTACAGCCAAAACAGAACCCATGTCCGTCATCATAAATAGCCATATTATCCTTACTTCCACACTCAGGGCAGCTTGTCTTTCTTACATAATTGCTCTTGTTGTTGTTCTTCATACCAATCTCTGGGAATAGAGCCATGACTCCAGAGAAAACCATGCTTGGTTGCCCAAGCTGCATAGGTTAAACTTCTTTTGCCACGACTCAATTTTGTTTTACTATTCTGAAAACAGAAACGTATATCTAGTTCGGGTCTTTGCGTCTTAATCGCAATATGTTTTCTTCTGTCCTCTTTCGAGAAGAATCCCTTAGTTTCAATACAGATGCCGTTGTCAAGGATGAAATCAGGCTTATAAACGCAACTGATTTGGTAGTTAATATTGAGTGTTTCATAACTAAATTGAACTTTTTCTGCTTGTAATGTAGCTGCTATTCCAGCTTCAAACTTGCTTCTAAAATTCGTCCCCTGCACCAACTGTCTGAAAGCCTTGGACTTTGACTTCTTTTTGGGTTGCTTCTTCTTTGACTTCAAATCCGTAGCCTTGGGCTGTTTTGTTGTACTCGACATGGTTCTGAATAATGACAGCTTCTGGTTGGATTCTTACACCAACACCAAAACTTGCGTTTTCCCATCCACTACATTTCATGTTGACTTGACCTGTAGTACCAGGACCACACTTGTTGACTCTTTCCTTTTCTTCCTCAGACATTGGTGTGCCATTAGCTTTAAATAAAGCTGGTGGTCTTTGCTTCCATTGAGTGCCGTCTGCTCTGACACCCCCTGCTTTCATCTTGGTTTTGATCTTGAAGTATGGTGTACCATCAACTTCTGTGTACTCCCAAGGTAAAGGAGCAAGTTTAAACGTCTTGCTAGGGTTGGCAGCTTTAAGCTGTGCCTTCCATCTATCAAGCAAACCTGTAAGCTGCTCTTCTGTTTCTTGTGCTTTCTCTGGGTCGATTAGACATTCGACTTGCCATAAGCCTGCTTGATCAAACTTAGTATCTGGTTCAACTAGCCAAGCAAATTGAAAAAGACATACGGGTGTTGTGATGTTTAAAATTTCTGATTTAATCATTTGGAAATTTCGGTTGTAGTTTCTTTTATATTCGTCCTTGTTGGACGTAAATTTAATATTATCGTACATTTGCTTTCTGTCATCCCTTTGTTAGCTAAATACATATAGTGCGTCTAACACTTCACAGATATTAAAGTCTCCTAAATCTGGTGGTGTCGGTAGCCTTCGGGGTTTATTCAACTGCATCACAGACTGATCATATAGATCATCTAATACATTAGATGAGTACATTTCGACAAAGGATTCTTTTACACAGGAAATGAATTGTTCTATATCGGCAGCAGTAGAACCAAAGCAATCATGGATCGTTGTAAAGTTACTAAGACCTGTTTGTTTACTTTTATGCAATGCTAAATGTACGTTAGCAGCGTCAAGACTATGCACAAAATTGGCAGCAAAACTACGTGTAGATTTTCTTCCATCAACACCTTCAACCTCATCATTAAGTGACAAGTACACAGTGCTAGTGCCTATTTTGCTGCGGATTTGTTTACTATTATAAGTGTAATAATTTTGATAAACATAAAACTTAGAAGGTGTATTCCACTTCATTATTTTATCTTCATTACCAAAACATCTTGCAACATTAGTTAAATATTGCATGACGATTGATGACTTTGGACATACTTTTTCAACAGTTTGAATAATTTTTCTAGCTAGATAATAGTTATGTGCAAAGCTATCTTTCTCCCAGGTCAAATCTACATCATATTTGTAGAGATATTCTTTTATTGCATTTGATATTCCATACAACGTGCCACTGTAAGGAATAATCATTACAGGTTTCTTTACCAGTTTTCTTGTAATAACTTCTTTATTGTTAAACCAATCAACAGCTAACAGTTCTTTACTATCAGCTAACTCTGTAAGTAGTTCTGCCCTTACCTCTTCATACAGATCTTTTATCTCATCAGACTTAATAAGATTTACTTTACCTGCAAGTTCTTTATCACAAGTCATGGCAGCAAAATGTTGATAGCCATTATTAGAACCATCTAACAGGACAGGGTGCTTTGATATAAAGCCGTAGCCCTCTTCTATAAGTTCTGCCCATTCAATACACCATGCCACAAACTGAAAAGGCTCCTCGGCCTTTGCCCACAGGCTGACAGTAGCTTCTGGGTTACTGGCTACCTGTCTTGCTAAAGCTGCTCCTTCTGTATTAGCCCACTCTATTCTTTCCTCATAGCTGCAACGACTCATCCCCCAGTGATTAGCACCTGCTACACCTAACCAGTTCTTAGCCTTTTCATCATTAATAGCTGCTCCATTATGGAATCTATGTAAGGCTCTTGATAAATCATTTCCCTGTGGGTTGAAAGTAGCTGCTACTGGATAGATCCGCCCAGTAAAATCCGCCTGCCATACATGATAAAAGGGTGCATCTTTGTAATAGAGAGCAGTATCTAACAAGGTCAAGCATTGAAATCTTTTTGCCCTATCATGTGCGTTCTGATCGTGGATAAGACAAGCTGCTTTTCTCCATTTAATCCTTGCATCTTCATTGGTATCTATATCATGTGGTTTAGGTGGTAAAGGTAATGTTTCAGCATCAATCAGGCATCCAACTTCTATACTTCTATCCCAACAGCTTTGAGCAATATCTAGAACATCTGGATTTACTTCCCATTGGGTTGATTGAAGAGCATTTAATGCTGAAAAAAATGCTGTTGGTTTTTGTTCTGATACTTCTGATAAGTAATCAAGATTCCTAGATTTAATTGCCTTTATATGTTGCAGTCTGTCACTATGAAACCCCCCTTCTGTGGCACTAATCCAATCCAAAGGTTTCTCTACACAGGGCATATAGATTGGAAAGCTTGCAAGCCTGTTAGACCTCTGCCTTTTCATCCATTCGTTAATGCTTTCGGTAAATTCAATATAGTTTTTGGTAGTTCTACTAAGTCTTTTAGGG